CGAGCTGATCCGGGGTCATGCGGCGGACGCCGTCGTCGAAACGGACGAGGACGTTGCCGGCGGGGTCGCGGCCGAGGATGGACGGCGCCTTATGAATTTGGTGCTGGGTGAAAATCATAAGGCGCCTGACGTGTGACTTGTGACGAGTGACGTGTTCAGATGGCTGAGGTCACTTGGTTTTTGTTGCGCCCCACTGCTGCGGCGTCCATTTTCCGACAGTTCGCAGGAATGCCTTGGCTCGCTGTTTTGCTGATGCGTGAATGCAGCGAAACTGCAAGCTGGGCATTAGGCCCGTTTCCTTGCCAACGATAGCGACCAAGTGCGTGTCGTATACGGCTTGCCTGTCTTCTGGAATACGCATCTCGGCTTTGTGCATAGCGTTGAGATCGTTGCAATAGTTTGGAACTTCTGTCTGCCCATACATTAGCTTTCCACCCTCATTGACGATTTCGGTGTCCGTCCACCCACACGCTTGCGCGATGGCGATGTTGATTTCTGCGCTGGTCATTTCGCCTCCTTTTGGATGTCTGCCAGAGCCTTGCGAGCTATCTGCAGTCCCGTCCAATTTATGCTGTCTCTGTCCTCGGTGACTCTACGGCTGATGGATTCAGCCCAAAAAACACACATCTGCAACGCCTCCTTGTAGGCATCCCTCTCCCTCCGCAACACGCACATGGGGCGACTGCAGGAGTCCCCGCAACTGTGGATCGTGGAGGCTTGGAGGTTGTCGAGCTTGGCTTCTGCCTCTGTGCGAGAACGCTCCCGCTGATCGACGGCTTCGTTGGCGAAGTCTAACGCGACCTGCAGTTCCTCGACCTTGCGCTGCAAGTCGTTGATCTCCTCTCTGTCGAGGCATTTGTCCGAACTGCGAAATACTTGGTCTGGTTTGTCTGCGTAGCCGTAGCTCCCGCAGGTAAACCAAATACGCGCTGTGGTTCCGTCCAGTTTTGGTGATTCTTGCGGTGAACCGCATTTTGGGCAGGTGTTCATCAGTATCTCCTTTGCAGGGTCTTGGTTGTTTGCGTGGTGATCGTCTTCTTTGAAGGTCGGGTAAAACGCCACGCAAAGCGCATCAGTAGCTGCCTCCTCCGCGGCTGCGCAGGATGTCGCCCTCGACGTTGATGGCGTCGGAGAGGCAAACGTAACGAAGCAAATCTACAAAATCCTTTGTCGCCCCTTTTTTTCCGTCTGCCGCGGTGTAGGTCTGCAGGCAGTAAATGAGGTTCTTGCAGTTCTCGCTGATGTAGAGCTTCGGCTGATTGCGGGAGTCCACCGGTTTTTCCGGGTTGTAGCTAAGGGCATCATTGATCATGCTCACGCCTTCATCAATGGAATCGCCCGGAGTTGCCGTGAAGAGCATGCCGAGGTCGGCCATCTCGTCGATGAGGGTCGTTGGGGATTCCTTGCCGAGCGTGCGAGCGTTGCCGTAGCGCGAATCCATCCATCTCTCAAAGACTTCCTCGCCGCCTTCGACGCGGAGGATTTCGTCTTTGTAGCGTTCCAAGCCGAAGCCGAAGTCTTGCTGCGCGGGTCCGGGCTTGCCGTCGAGCTTCTTGCCATCGGGCAGCGCCCACTCGCCGGCATAACCAATGCCTTCGATGTAGGAAGTTTGGTCTGGCCACTCGCGGTAGACCACAATGCGGCCGGACGTATCGTGAACCGTCCAAATCATCGCCCAGTTTTTGCCGCTCGCCGGATCGACCCAATGGTAGCGGGTGCCGTTCGGGACATCCGATGCGCGGATGACGTGGACCTTGGGATTGAACAGGGGGAAGCGGCCGCTAATGGCTTTGGTCGGCACGCCGTAAGCGCGGCAGAGGATTTTTTCTTTGGTCTCGCTTTGCAGCTCCTTTTTCATGCGTGACCAGCCAGCCCAGGGATTTGACTGCGTGTGGAAATAGAGGATCGGGCGGCCCTTGAGATTTAGCTGCTCAATGGGGACTTTGTCGTAGCCGGAGACTTCGCCGCGGTCGTTCTTGAGCGGGAGCAGCTCGGCATCGGTGTCAGTGATGGTCTTGGCGCCGCTTAGGTAGTCGGCAACCGTGGGACTCCAGCCTTCAACCGGCGTGAAGGTGACGGCGAGCTTGCCGTTGCGATCTACGAGGCGGAAACGGAGGGTTTCGAGGACATCAAGCGGGACCAGCTCGTCCGCCCAGGCAAAATCGATCTCGCCGCCCTCGAGGGTAGACGGATCTTGCGCATAATTTCGGAAGATGCAGATTGATTGGTTGGGCGCAACGAATTTGGCCTCGGTGAATCCGCCCTTAACGCTGTAGGTGATGTTGGTGACCTGTCCCTTGCGCGCGTTGCGCCATTCCGGCGGCATATATTTCCATACGCGGGGCTGCATTAGCTCAATGCTGTTTGGCGCGGTGGTCTGGAACAGCCACGCAACGGCTCCCGGCTTAGAATACATGATTTTGATAGCTTCCTTGGCCGCCCACTCCGTCTTTCCTGAGCGGTTGCCTCCAAGCACCAAGATCTCGCGGTGCTTTTCCAGCAATTCGGACGCGCGCTTCCACACCGGCGGGATGTAGCCATAGCGAAACGGGTCTGATGCCTCTCGGGCGATCAGCTCTTCGCGTGTCTTGAGATATTTCCAGCCTTCGTCCGGTCCCAGTTTCTCGAGCAAGTCGAGATCGACCTGCATAACAGGGTGCGGCGACGGCTTAAACCGTGTCTGATGTTCGTTCATCCGTCATAGCACCCACACGGCACATGGTGCGGGTCGTGTTTGTCCAGCCAGTCGAAAAGTTTGAGCTGATCGTCGTCTGCTTTGACGATCTCCGTCCACTTGGTGCCAAACGCCAGTCCTTCCTTCGGCCCCTTGACCTTGACGTTCTCCTCCAGCGCGACCGCCCGCTGGTAGTATTCCGGCGCTTGGTCGCGCAGACGCAGGATCTCGCGCAACTTCATGGCGGGGCAAAAGAAGCAAGAGGACTTACCTGCTTGTGGCAGGCCGTGGCGGGCAATGGCTTCGACACACTGTTGCCTCTTCCACTGCCACTCAATCAGCGGATACCAGTAATTCTCAATGCGGCCCTTGCCTAATTCCTTGGTTGTAATTGCGCCGCCTCGGTGTCCTTCGGCAAAATCGTAGCCGATAGCTTTGGTCACGGTCTTGACGCCCTGCTCGTCCATCCACTTGCGCACCCGCCTGTTTTGCGGCTCAACCTTGTATTTCATTGAGCAGGCTTTGAATCCGTAGGCCAGCGAAGGCAGGGTTTCATTGCGGATGCAATCGCCTTCTAGTGACGTTTGCTCTCCCTTGTAAGTCTTGAAGACTGTCTCAATCGGCAGGCCAAACCACTCTTGGCACTTGTCCGACATAACGCGCAGATGCTCGTAGGTGTGCGGAAGTTCGCCGCCGGTATCGGCAAACAGGATCAGCGCAGGGCGGATGCCGCGCTCGCGGAAGCCGCAGAGCATGGCGGTGCTGTTGGTGCCGCCTCCGTAAGCTACGACTAAAGGGTGTTCTGGCATGAATGTAAATGGGCGCCGGCTGGTTGGCGCGCGGCCCCTCCCAGAGCCGATGTTGTTTATGCCGAGCCGGCGCCCAAAATGTCCAAAGTCGGATTCTCCGCGGCAGCGAGTTGGTCGATGCGCGCGGTCAGCCACCGGCCGCCATTCTCGCGGCAGACGGTGACGTAATCGTTTTCGAGGCCGCCCTGCGCGACAACGTAGAGCACGCGGCAGGTGCCGATGCCGTCTACCTCGACGCGGAAGTTTTGGGGCGGCCAAGAGATCATGGAAAGTATGTGCAGGCGCCCCAGTCGTCTTGCTCGCTGGAGCTGGGCATCCCGGAGATGGTCCGCGGCGTCACACCACATGAACGCCGGCAAGAACCCGCTTGTGCCTGCAACTTGAAAGTCATTTGGATTTGCGCTTGCGCATCTCGGCGCAGAGGGCATCGGCCTTGCGCTTGGCCGCCTCAGCGACAAGTTTGGTGCGCTTGGACTTGAGAAGGACGATGGTCTTGTCGATCTCTTCAATTTCCGGTGTCATAATATCGTATTTACTCATAAATCGTGATCCGCCACAGGCCGGCCTGAGCGATGGCGTAACCGAGCCAGATGATGGCGTGCCAGAACTTGTGCTGGAGCAGACCGAGGTCGATGGCAACGGTCAGGTAAATAAAACCGACCAAGGCGATGAGGACGCTGGAAGTCATTTGGCGTTTTCTGCGGCCTGCTCTAGATGATCGCACGCCGCATCAATCATTTCGCCGACTTTGCGAACGTCCGGCTGCTCGAGGTCTTCATCGCCGCGGCGCCAGCGGTTGAAGGCGCGGAGGAAGGTGATGATTTCCGCCGTGGAGGTCATCGGCGCGCTTTGGCAGTCTTGGCAGACGCGCGGAAGGCTTTGGCGGTGGGTGCGCCGGCGGAGCCGGGCTTGCGCATCTTCTCACCGCTTCCGGCGGCGATGCGGGCTTTTTTAGCGTGGATGTTTGCGTATAGTCCTTTTTTCATGGTTTGTTTTTTCTGATGGCTTCTCGGAAAAGGTATTGGATCAAGTAAGCGCCGGTTTCCTCGTCGCTGCTGGTGATGTGCTTTAGGAAATCCTGCACAACGTGATACAGCTCATGGACGAGCGAGCCGGTGTCGCTGGCGTCTTCGATCCAGACGACCGCTTGGCTGCCCAAGCACATCGCCCAGGCGGCGTCTGAGTCGTCGGGCTGGTTGTCTGGGTCTTTGGGGTCGAGCTGGAGAATGTTCGCACACCGCCGGATCGCCGATGACTGCGGGGTTCCGCAATAGAACTCCACGACCAGACCAAAGGTCTGCTCTCGGACGACGAACCGGCGGGTGCGTTTCATTTAGGCGGCTTTCTTGAGACGCAGGTTCGCGTAGTGGAGCGCGAGGCGTGCCTTGAAGTTTTCCCACAGCGGTTCTGCGGAGAAGATCCAGGACACCTCAAAGTCATCCGGCGACTCCTTGCCGATGCGCACGATCCCGCGGCGCTGGACTTTCATGTCCGGGCGGTTCTCGTTCCAGAGTTGCTCGTAGCCGGCCAACTGGATCTTGTGCGCGCCGACAATGGCCTTGGACGTTTTCCAGTCAAGCAGCACAATCTTGCCGTCACGGTCGCGGGACGGCGCATCGATGGTGCCGCCGAAAAGGAACTGCTCGGAGACGAGCTGCACTTCGGGTTCGATGACGGTGAAGCCTTCGTCGTCCCACCAGCGCTTGAAGTTGTTGAACGCGATGGTGGCTTTCTCAACATCCGCGGGGCTGAACTCGGAGAGGTCGGCAACGTGACCGTGCAGGAAGCACTCAATGAGGAAGTGCGCGATGGTGCCGATGTCGGCGGCTTTGTCGCGGACCTTGCGGTAATCCTGACCCTCCATGCCGAGCTTCCACGCCCAGTGGATGAGGCCGCTTGAGTCCTCGCCGATCTTGGCGATGGTGCTGGCGCCGGGAACGTCGGTGCCGTCTTTCAGCGGATACTTCTGGTGCGCGCGGGTCTTTTCGAGGCGTACGATTTTGCGCCCGTCTTCGGTGAAGCGCTCCGGCTCCGCGGGCTTGGCGGCTTTCGCCGCCCTGCCCTTGGTGCTGGGTTTGCGTGTGGTGTTTTTGGCTGGCATGGGAGTTACCAGCTAATCTCTTCGTCGTCCGTTCCGGTCTTGCGAGCGGCGGGCTTGGCCTCGCTCACGTCGAAGCCGTAGGACACGGCATTGCCACCGTCGCCCCAGGTAACGAGGTCATGCACCATGACGGCTTTGGGCTGCAGCGTGATTCCGGCGCCCAAAGTTGCCGTGTACCAGCAGTAGGGAACGACCGCGACTTGGATCTTGCTGCCGCCGCCGACATTATCGGTGATGATGTCGCCGGATGCGTTGAAGAGCTTCGGCGCGCGGCTGTAGGTCTCGCCGTCTTTGCTTTTGCCCATGGCTTTGACTTTGAGTTTGAGCTGGATCAAGTTGTCGTTTTCTTCCCAAGGCGCGGCGTGCATCTTGAGT